TAATCCACCAACTAATCTGTCGATCCATAGCTGAGTAATTACAGCTTGTGTAAGTGGCTCACCTGTATATTCCAATTCATTAAGTACAGATGTTAATACTCTATGGAATCTTCCACATAAACCAAACTGATCCGCACCCTGATTAATCAGTGTGTTGGTATAGGTTAGCTCATTGGTTTGTAGTCGTATCTCTGCACTTGCATCGGCATATATTGGAACTGTCATTAATGCTTTAACAGCCAGATAATTTATTAATGCCTGTCCACGATTTACTCTTGTTGCTATGCCACTACGACCAATAATCTGATCGTATAGAAGATTAACAATCTTGTCGGTCTCTGCTGTTTTTTGCCACTGTTCATATCCAAGACCTTGTTCGAGACATATCTCTGCAAAGGATTGGTATGGATCTGGTATTGGCATGATATATCTCCAGGGTTTGGGGTTGGGTTAAGGTAAATCATACTCTTTTTTGGGAGTTGGTTTTGAAACTCTTTTCTTTCGTTTAGGTTTATCTTCTACCTGTGTAATAAATTCCAGAGTCTCTTCCAATAGTTTAATCAGTTCCTGCATACCATTTAGATTAACTCTGTTGGCATTCACTGCATTACGTAATGGTTTCTTAAGAAGATTCACTGGCCCATTTACAGCTAGGGTTTGGTGAATATTATCTAGGTAGGGAAGGGTGGAATAAGGGTTTGCGTTGTCGTTTTTTAAAGCCATGTTGCTTTCCTAAGCTGGGGAGTCGGGCAAGCCCGTGGGGGGTGTTGGGCAGGGGAGTGCGGGTAGCTTCTCGATATTGAGGAGAACCAACAGACCACTGTTCCATAAACTTAATATTTGTAGTACTTAATTTCTGCTGTAAACGAACATCTTCATTTATAGCGATATGTTCTTTCCACGGTCTTACTGCACCACCTAATGAATCTATTCTATCGTCATGAACAAGAGCATTTCTGTCTCTAGTTATCTTAGATAGCTGATGGTGTAGCGTATATGTGGATCTCATATCTATAGGATATTTTTGTACTTGTTCAATATCCTTATGCCAGACCTCTGTGTTGATTATTAACCTGTGTCTGGCTATTACAGGTTCAAGGGTCTCAATAATCCTTAATTCTTTCTGTCCTGTTTCCCAAATATCTTCAATTTGAGGAGATCCTGAGTGACCAGCATCTTGATAGGTCTTTAATAAGACAGGTCTCCACATTTGGGCAAACATTCCCTTACCAAAATTCTCCTCCACCTCTATTTTGTTCACGAGGTGCTTTATGGAGAGTTCGGACAGTTCTTGAAACACTTCCTGACTGAATCCACCGGGGAGAGCTAACTGTTCTTGTAGGAAAATGTATCCATGCAAAAAGTACGTTACAGATGCTACGGTTTCGTCTCCATTCTGCCCACCACCTGCGGGATCGACATAAATCATGCGCCCTTCGTATGGATATAGCTCTGGAGAACACGCATAAGGACTGTATAGATCGAATTTCTGGGGTAAACCGTAAATAGTTATTATCTTTGCTGTGTCGGGAAGCCATTCTATTTTTCCCGGTGCATAATCTAACGATAGCTCCATATTCACCAAGTTTTTTGATTTCAAAGGATAACGATCCTTGTCCATCAGCCTTGTATTGAGCATATGCTGTAATTGGAAATATGCTGGCCCCTGATCTATCTCCTTTTTGGTTAAAGCTGCCTCTGGTAGCAAAACTGGATCCGTTGGCTGTCCTTGATCTCCTAATGGCCCTCCTCCTAACTGCAGGGAAGGATTTTCCTTCAATCTCTTCAATATAAGTGGAGATAAATGATCACCATAATTAAGTAGCTGTTCTTGTGTCGGATATCGACCTGGCCAAATTCTTAATGTGTATCCACGACCCGGTAAAGCGTTATATATTGATTCTGTTGTTTGGGGAGTACCCAAATAAGCGATTCTTCCGTTCTGACAGATAGAAGTGAAATCTTTACTCTTTTCTTGAAGTTGAGCACGTTGAATCTCTGTAAGACCATTCTTAGTCGATTCAATATCGTCAGATATTAATAAATCTGCCCTTCTACCCTGCATATTGGCTGTTATACCAATACAGGCAATTGAGGGGCTTTTTTCTGCTCCTTTAAGCTGCCAATGAATATCAAAGGCTTTTGCTGAAGCTCTATCACCATGTTGTCGATCAGGACGGATACATTCCAAAATATCCCAATTCATAATGATTTGAATGATCCAATTCGCTATTTCTTGGGCAACATCAGCCCCAGCACTTAATACCAAGATCCTGTACTTAGGATCATGGATTAAGCACCAAACAGAGAAGATAGCGACTATTGAAGATTTAGCTTGGGATCTTTGAGCCTGTATCATTAAATACTGTGGCCCATATTGTAGAAAATTCCCCATATCGACTTGAATGTCGGTACAGGTAAATCCCATCAGATCTTCCATACAATCAATTAGAAATGGCTGAAAATCTGAATATTCAGTCTGTAATTTTTCTAAATTGTCCCATCTAGTGAGAGCTTCTGTTTTTAAGGCTGTACTCATACAGGTAAGGGAACAATAGCTGGTTGCTCTGCTAGATTACTGATTACAAATATCTCACCTTCCACTGTTCCTCCCTGCTCGGTCATATAAATAGGCCCATAAATTCCCCTTTGGAATGTATAGACGTCCCTTGCAGTATTGCCACCGAGACTGAACCACATATCTATATCTACTGGAGGTTCAGATCCTAACCAGAAATTAAGTACCTGAGAGTCCGTATCCTGAACAGCAAAGAAAGTACGATGCTTGTCAGGAGGAAAACACACCATCTGTCCTATTGGCTGAAGGAAATAAAATGTTTGTAGATGTGGTACATGAATATTACTCATTACTGCCCCTCATGTTTCCATGTTTCGATATAGTTGTCTTTCTCTTGTTGCACTAATTCTTTCTGGCTCTCATAGAAATTAAGTCGTGTTTTTTCTATAACAGATAATCCCTCTTTGTTTTCACGGAGTTTGATTACCTGTAATATTGCACGGAAATATCGTTCATGGAATTCATAATTTCTTACTTGTTCTCTATATACTCGTGCTCTTAATTTAGATAAATCTCTAGCCTGTTCTAGCTGTGTAACTTCATGCCGATACATCATACCGGCACCACTAGATAATAGTGCAGCTATTACACTAGCAATAACTGCAACTAATATTTTAGTTTTAGTACCATTCTCTGCTGGCTTATTCATCCAATCACCGTGAAAGTTACGTCAAGGAATCCAATTGTTTGTGTATTACCTAATGGAAATGATGACAGTACTACTGCCATATCTGCTAATGGAGTTCCGGCAGTTAGTGTTCCTTCTACACTACCATTTTTAATACATTCCACATTATTACCGATACGACGTATACCATAGGTATCGTTTGCTGATGGAGCTACATTTAATGTGAAAAGATTTCCTGATACAGAATCAAGCCATACCACACTGTCAAATAAGGTATTAATAAATGTGCCGTCAGATAATTGCTCACCTTCAATAAGACCAACTCCAAATATTTGTTGATCTTCAAGACCAGGAATAATCTGGTTATAGTTCTCAGCTAGAGTTGCAAAGCATTCATAATCACCAGTAGGAATTGAGTCGGTTGCATCAAGACAATAAATTGGCCCTGAATTTATCCTACCTCCACCACCTACTACTGTATGTGATTCAGCATCACCGCGATCTAGTACTAGCCACGGGCCATTACCTTCTAGAGCACCATTTGAATAATCGAACTCTTCATCAAGAACTTCACTAGGATTAATAGTCCAATTAAAATTATCAGATTGTGTAGTGCCTGAACTGTTGGTTGCTCTAACAGCATCATTATTTAATGAACCAACTCCTCTTCTCGGTAATGAAACTACACCAGATCCATTAACTGAAGAAGCTCCTTGTATAGTTGACCAAGCACTAATTGTGTCTTCACTATCTACATAACTATTGGCATTAAAAGTAGCTGGCATATCCAGAACTTCTGTCACCTGATTGGGAATAGGTGTGTGCCAATCTGGTGGGCTATCTGCAGCTAAAACACTTAGATCTACTTCATTGGTATAGACTTGGTTAGTGTTGTCATTTACAACAGCACGAACTCGACAACGAACTGTTCCGCTATCAGCTTCAATAGATGTATTTATTACTGCTGTATCTGTAGCTTGACCACTGGCATCTGACATATTGGAATCCCAATTTAACCAGCCTCCTCCACGTTCTATTTGCCACGCATAAAATAATGGCCCAGTAGGATGAGAAGCTTCTACGGTAAATTCTCCACCGTTTGGTTCTTCTAGTGTCAGATCTTGAGGTTGTGTATCTATTGTAGGTGGTACGTTAGGATCAGAAATAACTGTTAATAATGCTTCGTCACTAAAAGTTTCTAATTCATCATTATTATTTTCTGCTCTTACTCGGCAACGAAAACGACGAGCATCGTTTGCGTCATCAGAATAATTAAGAACTAATGTATCACTCTCAATAGCACCGGTAGTTATCTCATCAATACTATCTGCACGAGTCCAGTTACTAGCACCATCATTAATTTGCCACCAATAAAATAAGGGGCCAGTTGGATGTGCAGCTACAATATCAAACTGTCCACCAGCAGGTTCAGTTACTGTTAGTGGTTCTGGTTGTTCTGTTATTGAAGGAGGTACTTTATCCGATCCTTCACCTACTGCTATGGTTAATGATTTAACAATTAACCAATTTTGTGATGAGGTACCAGTACCTAATGCGGTACCTAAAACAATAGTGTGTAATGGGACAGGAAAAGTACCAGTTGCTGCTGGAACATTGTCTGCTAATTCTCCATTGAGATATAACGACATACCCTCAGTATCAGATTGAACAACAATAATATCGACTGCTTCTCCACGTAGTGGGGTTCCCATAGGTATATTGATTTGGGAATCTACACCACCAGCGATTCGTTTGAGTACAGTAAGAGTATCTGGATTAGTACCAGTGAATCTTACCTGTATTTGTTCGTTTGTAGATCCGGCATGTATTGCCATTACTTCATTATTGGAAAGGTTGTACAGTGCTCTATCAGCAATTAATTCAAATATAAGTCTGATTGCAAAATTGTTAGTCAGATTCTGACCAACCATACCTATAAGATCTTGTTCACAATAGTTAAAGGCGCGAGGGCCGTCGAGCATAAGGGAAGTTTGAAAAGGAAATACTTCAAGTTGAGTTGCAGCTATGTAAAAGCCTGAAATTCCGTCCCCTTCATATGCGGAACTTATTCCATCATGTAATTGTGTATTGGATACACCATTTTGGGGATTTCCAGATCCACTAGTATTATATCCAGTAGCTATTTGTT